CGGGAGCTGGAGCGGGAGCAAGAGCTGGAGCAAGAGCTGGAGCGGGAGCGGGAGCGGGAGCAAGAGCTTGAGCGGGAGCAAGAGCTGGAGCAAGAGCTGGAGCGGGAGCGGGAGCGGGAGCAAGAGCTGGAGCGGGAGCTGGAGCGGGAGCGTATAATGGGCTATCTCAAAATAAAAAAGATAAGACTAAAAAAGCATGACATTGTTTGGTCTACTCTTGTAAGGGCGCGACAAAAGCATTGTATGGCTCCTAGTTGTTTCAAAAATCAATACTTGGCGGCACATCACATCAAAGGACGCGCGTGCAAGGCTACACGATTTATGCTTGATAATGGCATTTCTCTTTGTCCGTCACATCACACGTTCAATAATGAATTCTCGGCACATCGTACTCCTGAAAAGTTTGAGAAATGGTTTAAAAAGACTTTTCCTGAACGACACAAGGCAATCATCAAAAAAGCGCAAACCATGATAACTGAACGGCAGGCAATAAAGGAATTTGAACAGCTTTTAAACGGCCTTAACAACTAATTAAAGATATAAAGAAAGGGTAAATATGGAGATGGAAGTTGAGTGTTTACGTCCGCATTGCCGATGTATGCAACTAAATCCTTGTGCTAAGCACCATTATTCAGATTGTCAACCAAATTGGGGGAAGAAAGCAGATAGTCCTTCGATGAATGGTTTAGTTAACGATCCCGATGTAAAAGGTTGTGGAATATGTGGCGGTTTAATGGTTTTTGTTAGAGGTCGTCATCCTGGTCATGGCAATCGCTTGATTTGCCCTACATGTCTTGCTGAAAAAATGGATAACATACGAGAGATAGCAGATAAAGATTACGGAAGAGCTTTCAAAACTAACCCCTAAACACAAAACCAATGGAGCGAAAACCTATACAAATACCTTCTTCCCTAAACGGCATATCCACTCTTAAAGACGGGAGCTTATCCCTTAGTTTCCATACCCAAGAAGTAAGCGCCGAGGAAGCCGTCAATATTATGGGCTATCGTAATGACTTTGGGTTCCTCTTGTTTAAACCGACTGCCTTTAAGGACGAGGAAGTACCCGACTACGATCCAAAGGTCGATGACAGTGAGAAAAGCCCGTCTCAGAGGCTGCGGGGGTCGATATATGCCCTTGCCGCGCAAAAGAACCTACCTAAAACCGAATGGACTGAATTTTACCGAAAAGAAATGGAAAGAGTGATAACTGGCTACCAAACTAAATACCTAGACTGATGAAAACCAAGAAACCAATTTGCCAAAGTTGTTATGATAAGGGATTTTACACAGTTATGGAAGGCTGGCGAGGTACTGATGAGTGGAGCGGTAAGACTTATGGAGAAAGAGCTAAACAATTATATGCAAAATAGTTTTAATGAAACCTGCCGAGTTGCCATAAAAAAGGGTGGGTATAAAAACGAGATTGGTATCTTGGACACAACACTGCGTTTAGAACAAGAGCTATCCCTTTACGAACAAGCCTTTATTATCCAAGACCCCCTCTTTTGGCAAGCACTCGGTAAGGCGTTGGGGTGGGGGTTCAACTTGAAAAAGAATCCATTTGATGAAGATGAAATCGGGGTAGATAGGTGGTTAGCAGAAGCACTAAATTATTTTCATTTAGTCCTAACTGGTGGAAATACAGAAAAGTGGTGGCAGGAATTATTAACCAATAAACCATGACGTGGAAAGAATAGTTTGAAAAAAGTATTTAGTAAATAATTAAAAACGCATATATGGCAGCAGAAATAAGGAATACACCAGTAAAAAAACAGAGTTTATATCCAGAAAGTTGGGAAGATAGATTTGATTTTGAGTTTCCCCAAGGAGCATTGGATGACATGCAACGTGCCTATATGCGGGACATTAAGTCTTTCATCTCCACCCAATTAGAAAGACTAATTAATGATATACCTGACAATGTTTATGTAGAATACAAAGTAACTAGAAGTATGAAAACTCTTAAACAAGGACTTAAATCAAAATGGCTACAATAGAGGACGAATTTAAGAAAACTTACGAAGCTTACAAATACATGGCAATAGGAGGCGCGGACACAGATAAGATTCTTGATTGGTTCAAATCCTACGTTCTTTCTCTTATGGCTGAAGTGAAATTGGAGATTGAACCTATAAATGAAAAAGATTTATCAAACCATGCTTTTGAAATGGGAAGACAGCAAGCCATCTCCGACCAACAATCTAAAATACAAAAAGTATTAAAAGAGAAAGGGATTTTATGAGAACGGGAATATTTTTATTGGGTATATGGTTTATGGCGACATTCGCACCCCCCAGGAGTAATATGGAAATTTTTTGTAGGTTATTAGTCATCTTTGTGGTAACAGGTGTTTGTTTTATACAGGATTTAGTAGAACTAACTAAATAATTTATGAGAATCGGTACATTAGCTTCCCTATTATTCGGACATAAATTTACAAAACCTTATAGCAAAATTGTTAAAAATTATCCCTTCTTGATAAGAAGATGGATTGAATCAATAAATTTTTGCTACCGGTGTGGCATAGAAAGGAAAACAAATGAATACTGACAAAGTAACAAGATTTGAAGTTATTGATCATCGCTTTCCAGTTAAGGGACGGGTAATGGTTGAATATGATGTGAGTGTTGACTTAGATCTGCAAGATGACGGGCGCACTCTAAAAGTATTTTTAACCTATCCTGTGGAGAAAGGGCAAAGAGATGATTGAGAAACTATCAACCGGCCCTAAAAGTCCATTACTTACTAGATTGGAATCATTCAATGAAGTTATCGATACAACAGCGCGAAACGAATACTTGTTATATATGGCCGATAGAATCAACGAAATAATCGATTACCTTAACGAAAAAGAAAATGAAACCAAGTGAACAAATCTTTATCAGGGCAAAGCAATTATTTGGAGAATCAAACCATAATTTAGACGCTAACGATCTATCAAGGGATTGTGAAATCCAAGCCATTGTTGAATATTTAGACGAAAAAGAAAGATTGGAAGAAGAAAAGAGATAGGAGTTAATCAAAAACATTAAGTCGATGTAAATGAAAATAATCTGGGACGAGAAGAATAAAAGATTAGGGTATTTAAGCTGGTATCAATACTGGTTATTCAGGATTGATAGATGGTTTGAGAGGTTATTGGAGTAATCTTTTCCCTATCCTAGCCGATCGTTTGCCGTGATCGGCCGGGGCAGGGAGGGGATTAAAAGGGTATTAAAAGCAGAAACTAAACTTTAGAAAGGAAAAATATGAAATTTATTTACGATACTTATATGAAAAGCCCAACTTACGGATATACCTATGGACATACAAAAATCACGCTAGAAGCTGAAAACGAAGAACAAGCCTATAAAAAAGTTAAGGAAATACGGCAGGTTGATTGTTACGCTTTAGAAGAAATTATTGCTTAGTTTTTAACCCTTTAGAATTAACATAAAGCAAATGAAAGAAGAAACTGGAGAATATCGCTGTGAACAATGTGATGAAGTATGGAGTTTTGTACCTGAAGATTACGAGAGTATTGAGGATTGGCCAATCTATTGCCCGCTTTGCTTAATGCCACTTTGGGATATGATTAAAGACATTTACAAAGAAGAAGGAGCATTGGCAGTTATTAAACAGATTTATTTACGTTACAAATGAAAAAGTATTCTATTTTTGATATATCAGCACCTCTTTTAATGGACTATCCAATATCAGAAGGCAACAATGCCCGTGAAGCATTGGAAAATTATCTTAAAAGCAAGAATAAACTATGTAAATTAAAACGTGGCGGAAAAAATCCACATTACCAATTAACTCAATTTGAAGAAGTACCAAGCATGGCTAATCCAATAAAATACAAAAAAGGTAGAGTGATTTGGTTTGAAAAAATATCCCCCCTAGAATTAAACAAGGAGTAAATATATGAAAGAAGAAACATTAGAATTGCTTAAAAAACATTTTGAATCACGCTCTACTCTTGAATTTTGGGGTAATGAGCGAAGCCATTCGTTTGCTAATAAGTTATTAGAATTAGCGATAGAAGATACAGAAAGAGAATTATTATTTATTAATGGGGGGCGGACGTCCTAGCATATGCACGGCGAATTAACGTCAGCCCCCACTAGTAAAAAATATGAATAAATATATTGAATTCCAAGAACTTATCTGTAAGAATTGCAATCATAAATGGGTTGTAATTCCTGATCGTGTTCATCTAATGGAAAAGTGTTTTAAGTGTAAGGCAATGCGCGAAGCAATATGTTGTGATTCTTGTGGGGTAGTAATAAGTGAACATTGGAGTAGTACGGATTGTATTAAAAATACTAAAAAACAAGAACCCAATGATTTATAATTTTCAGTTTAATCAAGATGCTATTAGTTGTTTAGCCCTAAGTGCTTTAATTAAGGACGGCTGGGAAATAAACGACTACTACGAGGACAACGGATATAGCTGGATTAAATTATCAAAGCCCTAACTTCTAACCAATCATAATTAAGGGGAGTGGGGGATAGTTGACAAAATCCTCTCAATCGTTTAGACTTTAACTACAATCTAATCAATTTTCATCAGAACGGCTATCTGAGCTTTTTGCTCGTTAGGCCGTTTTTATGATTATTACAATAACAAAAGTCCCTTTAAAAGATGCCCCAATAAACGTCTCATGGTCAGGCAATCCTTTTACTATTATGGAGCAAAGGTATAGCAATGAACCAGAATCAGAAAATTAATAAAAACCAATGAATTTAAAGAAAAGCAGCCTCGAAGCCTTATTTAATTTAGCAAAAGGCACAGAAGGTCAGTTAAACTTAGCAGAATCCCGTGTACGGGACAGTTTTATCAAGCCCCTATCTGAAACCACCCAAACCTATTTTAACGATCGAAACAAGATTTATGTAGAGTTTTGTCTTAAAAAGGAAGACGGAACCCCTGATTTGTTAGACGGCGATAAATACCAATTCCCTAAAGAAAGATTGGATGAAATTAACAAAGAACTCCAGATTCTCGCTGATGAGGAAGTGGAAGTAAATACCGATAATCCGGCACAAATTAAAGCAATCCTAGAGAAATCGGATTATAGGCCTAAGGTGATGGAAGCGGAGATTATTGATGGGATATTAAGCAAATTCTAATGGAATACAGAGAATTAAATCAGGCCGAAGGGGAAGCATTAACCAAAGATCTTCAGGAGGTTTTGGCTAAGCATGGTGCCGAGATGCAGACTAAGACCACTATTGAACTAGTAAAACGTATAGATGAACCAGAAAAAGAAAGAAAAGCACAAGACAATAGCCAGTCCGCGGCAGACGAAGGCAGCGAAAGCGATTCTGGAAAATCTAGCTAAAGACCATCCGGCTTCTTTAGGGTCCGTGTTGAAAAATGTAGGTTATGGGAGAGGGCTACAAATCCAGCCTAAGAGGGTTTTAGAAAGCAAAGGTTTCAAAATCGCACTGGCTGAATTAGGACTTACGGAAGATTTAGTCACTACAGCTTTAGTTGAAGATATAAACGGAAAACCACGAGATAGAGTCAGAGAACTTAAATTAGGCGCTGAAATACTTGGAATGGTGAAGCGCGATGATCCTGATGATAAGCCAAGATCTACGCATACCACTTATAACTTTATGTTCTCGGCGGAAACTAAAGAAAAGGTTAAGCAGATTGAAGATTCTATTAAGGCAGAATTAATAAAACCGCATGTTCAAGGCCCTTAAAAGATTATTTAGTAAGCAAACCCCTGATACAGTTTTGGTGGATCGCTCTAAATTATCTCCTGAAGCTAGACAGTTATTTGATGAAATAACAAAAACAAGCAATGCAGGAGTAGTCGGCGATGGCAAAGCTGAATTTCTAGGCGTTGGTACACAAGAAGAGTTTGAAGATCAGGAACGCAAAGATAAATTCGGCGTAGATAAATTGTTTCAGGAATGAACTTTGACCAAACGCCTCATCCTCAAATTGAAGACCATTATCATATTCAGGATCTCATAAACGCCCAAGAAAAACGCTCGGCTGATCGGCAGTACCACCGCAATAGAGTAAAAGACTTAGAAGATCGTGATAGTTTGATAGCTGATAGTCAACCATTTGCTCTAACTGACTTCTTCTGTGATAGGTGTGGTAAAGACTTTAAAGCCCAAGCCGTCAAACAAGTTGAGATAGACTGGACTAATTCCAAGCAGAGTATAGCGTTTTATAAAACTAAATGTTTCCAGGGGCATTGGTGTATACGTTTGGTTACTGACCGGCATAAGGACAAGTTTTGGGCTAAGAGCAAGCTTGTAGCTTTAGACCGAGGGAACCATTACGCCGATACAGTCCAGCCTCATGAAACAGGATTTAATATGTTATATGGCAAAAGATAAAGTTTATGCTAGAATTCAACCTTTTGATGTAGCTTTTCCTCAGATAGAAGCACCTAGTTTTGGTACGGGGCCAGGATATCGAATATGCGAATGTGGCCATGAATTTTATCGGCATCATCCAAAAAGTGATGAATGTTTGGGTGACATAAAATCTTCTTGTGATTGTTTGAAATTTTTGTCAGTGGAAAATGAGAAGTGGAGTTACAGAAATGGGAAATTTAGTCATGGCTTTAATACTAAAGGAAAATAATGATATTTAATTATCCTGATAGGGTTGATATAGCAAGAGAAAAAATAAGATTAATGCTATTGACATTAATATTTGGAAAATAATCATGCAAATATCTAACAATTATATAGTTGTTACTAAGCTAGAAGAAGAAGCTAAGGAAGGCTTTAAAGCGGTTGAGGTGCAGGATAACTATGTTTATAAAGGCAAAGTAACTCATATCCCCGAAGCTCCTGTTTACATGGGCAATAAGCCTGTAACAGTTGGTGATGTGGTGTTATTCGCTAAGTACAGCCCTGATACGCACGAGATTGACGTAGATGGCAAAAAGGTTAAGTTTGTAGCTACCAATGATATATTGGCGGTTTTATGAAAATAAGACTATCAGCATTTGGTCAAAGGTTGGTAGGTTATATGGAAGTGCCTGAAGAAACTGGAACTCAATTTAGCTTAGTTTTAACACAACCAATACAGGTTTATGGTGATGGTTTTTCGGAACATAAGATGATGGATAGACCTTTAGCTACAAAATGTACATTTGAATGGGAAGGAAAGACAGAAATGTTTGATGACGAAGTGAATGGAAGAGGTGCTCGTATTTATGTATTAACCAAAATAGATCCTTTGTGAAGATAACTCGCGCTAACGTAGAGAAATATGCTAAGGAAAGAGGTTTTGAGCCTATACAGATTGACGGCGTTCCGGAAGGGTTTAGTTGGAAATCGCCAAGCGTAAACATCGGAGGGGTTGAACATAAAGGTAAAGTTGTTATTTTCTCACCATTAAAAGATTGGGACGACCCTAAAGCAATAACCTATGAGTAAAGAAATATCATTCGGTCACGAAGCAAGAACAAAGATTAAGGGTGGTATAGATAAAGCCGCTGATGCTGTACGTCCCACGCTCGGTGTGGTAGGGATGAGCGCTATTATTGAGTATCCCGGCCTCGACCCCATCGAGTGTGATGACGGCGTTACTATACTTAAAAACCTAGAATTTAAAGATAAATATGAAAACCTTGGACTCTCAAAGCTCCGTAAAGCAGCTCTCCGAACGTCAACTGAAGGCGGAGACGGAACAGCGACTACTACAGTCCTTACTCAAGCACTTGTTTCCGAAGCATTCAAAGAGATTGCTAACGATTCGTCCAAAATCCGAGAAGTACGAGAACGACTTGGAAAAGGCTTGGAAGAAGTATTGGTAGAACTCTCAAAACTCAAGCGTGAAGTAACTGAAGACGATATTGAGCGAATCGCTACTATCTCCTCCCTTGATCCTGAAGTAGCTAAGCTTATAGCTGAAGTCATCAAGGAAGTAGGGATCAACGGGGTTATCACAGTAGAAAAGGGAGCGCAATTAGGTTATTCAAAAGAGATAGTTAAAGGCGCAAGATTCGATAAAGGGTTGATATCGCCTTATTTTATAAACGACCCTGAGAGTCAGTCTACAGTGTTAAACGATCCGTATATCATCCTTGTGGATCGGGTTATCTCGACTAATGAGCAGATTCTATCCCTTTTAAACTCAATAGGTACAGGTAAGGATATCCTGATAATCGCCGACCAAGTACAGTCAGTTGCCTTGGCTACCCTAGCTCAAAATGCGGTTAATAAGATTGCCAATATCGCCTGTGTTCAAAACCCTTATTCAGCGTCCCGCGCCAGAGAGTTCTTGTTTGACATGGCTGCTCTCACCGGTGCTACTGTAATCAGCGAGGAAAAGGGGATGAAACTTGATGAAGCCAAGAGTGATGTCTGTGGTCGGGCTGAGAAGGTGATAGTAACTAAAGACAACACGACGATTATCGGTGGCAAGACCGCTAAAGACCTTCAACTGCGGATTATGGGCATCCAAGAGGAGATAGCCAATACTACTAGTGAATACTCTAAATCTATTTTAGAAGAACGTTTAGCCCAGCTTACAGGTGGAATAGGAGTGATTCGAGTAGGAGCTTATACTGATACTGAGTTTAACGCCAAGAAATACAAGTTTGAGAACGCTATTAACGCGACTCAGGCGGCACTTCAAGAGGGGATTGTGGCCGGTGGTGGCGTGTCGTTGGCAAAGTTAGAGGTAAGCGAGCCTATGTTTCAAAATGCTCTTTCTGCTCCTCTAAAACAGATGGCAGAAAACGCAGGGATGGATTCTTATATGGTTGTGCATAATACTAAGATTTCCTTGGGAAGCAAAGAGCATTTTGAAAACTATGGATACGACTTTAAGACAAAACAGGCTATAGATATGTTCGACGCTGGCATAATTGACCCTTACAAAGTTGTCCGTTTAGCCTTAGAATCGGCTACTGCTATCGCTATGAGCTTGGTCAGCATTGAAACCGCTATTGTTAATGAAGATGAAAAGGTAGAGAAAGAACGGTAGGTATGGTATACTTTATGTATGCCTAGAGGAATATTTAAAAATCCGACAGAAAGAGCTTTAAAGATAAAGTTAAAAAAACTTGGGGTAAAAAGACAGCCGTTTTCTGTTGAATGGAAAAGAAAAATAAGTGAAAGTTGCAAATTATCAGAGGCTGGTAAGTATAAACGTACTCCTGAAATTATTGAAAAGATTAGAAAAGCTCGTTTAAAACAAGTATTTACTCCAGAAGCAATTAAGAAAAAAGTAGATGCTTTAATAAAAAATAACAAGAAGAGAAGTGGTAATTTGCATCATAATTGGAAAGGTGGGATAACTTCTCAAAATGCAAAAGTAAGAGCTTCAAGAAAATATGCAAAATGGCGCAAAACGATTTTTGAAAGGGACAATTATACTTGTCAATTATGTGGTCAAAAAGGCGGTAGATTACAAGTGGATCACATAAAACCCTTTGCTTATTATCCTGAATTGAGGTTTGATTTGAGTAATGGTAGAACATTGTGTTTCCTCTGCCATAAAACAACGTTTACCTATGGCAAAAGAACTTAAAGAAAATAAGCAATATTATTCAATACTACAATGGATAGTTGAAAAGGGTATTTTGGATGAAAAGGGGGAACCGTTTAGTTATGTAGACAGGCCTTGGTTGATAGATATTCTCACCGATTGGACTCCACAAATTGTACTTGTAGCTTGTGCGCAGGTCGGGAAAAGCGTGACTTTTATGGTTAAGGTTAGTTTTGCCCTTAAACATTTTAAATTTAATACTATCACGACTTTTCCTACTGATGATGATGTTAAAGAATTTGTAGCCTCTAAAGTAAATAAGTTTATTCAAGCCAATCGTCATGAATTTCAAGGCATGGATAGTGACAATATTGAACGGAAAGAGGTTGATGGTAGATTTTGGTTTTTTAAAGGTACAGTAAGCAAAACTGCGGCTATTTCTACTACAGCAGATTTACTTGTACATGATGAAATAAGTCGCTCAGACCAAGGAGCTATAAATACTTATAAGTCCCGTACTAAAGCCAGTCAATATAAAGGAAGATATATCTTTTCTAACCCCGGAACAGAGAGGGATGAACTTGATTTAGTCTGGCAAAAGAGCAATCAGCGTGAGTGGGTTATTACTTGTCCTAAGTGTAAAGACGAACATTATCTCATCTGGCCCGATTCAATTGACCTAGAGCGTAAAATACGCATTTGCCGGGCCTGTAAAGAGCCTTTGAGTGATGATACCTTACGTCAAGGTAAATGGGTTGCCCAGAATCCAGGCAGTACGATAAGTGGTTACCATATCTCCCATTTAATGTGTGTGTGGATTAGTGCGGCGGAAATAATCGAAGATTCCGAGGGTGATCCGGCATATTTTAATAACTTTGTGCTTGGAAAGTCATATAGCCCTGGTGATCTAAGCGTCTCAAAGACCACGATTTTAGACCTTTGGACGCCAAAACCTATGGATATTGGTGAAAGATTTATCGGAATAGATGTAGGAAACATCAAACATTATGTTTTGCGAAGCTCTAAGGGGCTGTTTAAGATAGGTAGATTTACCAAACCGAGTGATTTAGATGATATTATAGCCTTTTGGAAACCTACCAGCGGCGTGATAGATGCCATGCCAGATGCTACTTTGTCCCGATATATTGTGGATAAATATCCTTTTATGAAAATGTCTTACTTCATGGAAAACGCCAATAACCCCCAAACGATAGTGTGGTGGGGGAAGGGGCAAGGAGACGAGGCATCTAATAAATCAGGCGTTGTTTACTCCCACAGAGATCGCATCCTAGACCAGCATTTAACCAATATGATTGAGGCCAAACACCTTATTGGGCTAGAAACAGATAAGGAATTTCAGCTATATATTAAACATTATGAGACACTCCGGCGCGAAAAAGTGGTTAATAATAAGGGAATTGAGAGGTATATTTGGGCTTCTACAACAGGGGAAGATCACTATGTTTTCGCTGATTTATACGCTTATTTAGCTATGTTAGGGTCAGGATCAGGCGTATTTTATGGCGAAGTTACACAAGCTGATATTCCTAGTGTATTGGGCGCCGATAATATTTATGACGTTAGCCGAGCATTTGCAGAGATTAATCAAACAAATGACCAAAATTGAACTCACGGATGATACAGAAATAGAGGCTTTTAAGGCTTTTCGTAAGCACCAAAGCCAATATGAAGCCATGATGCCAGCTTGGAAGCAAGTGGTAGATTTCACGTCTAATTTGGGTAACGGAACATTTACCTTAACAGTCCAAAATGGGTTGCCAGTAAGGATTAACAACCCTATGCAAACGGTTGTCATAGGCATAAATTTGACAAAATCTTCATATTAGTGTAGTATAGGGGTAACTGAATATCAAAAAAGTCTGACGTGTACATCACGAGGGCTGAACATCTAATCTCATTATTGGGGTTGGGCGTTCAGCCCTTTTTTGCGTTTACTCTCGCATTTGATTGCGACTTCACACAGCTTTTATAGCTAGTGAAACCCCTGAAATACGGGGGTAAGCACATAAATATTGGCCAAGATAGACATCAAAACCTTATCGGAGGACGAACAATCAAAACTTGTAGAAGCAAGGTGGACTTCTTCGTCTGAGTTGTGGGATCAAGTAGATAAAATCTATAAGCAGAATACGGCTATCTATGCTAATAAAGCCGATTGGGTAAGCTGGCTTCCATTTAATCGTAAGCGTTGGGTGGTACACGCAAACCGTATCTTCGTGAACATGGAAGCGGTTATAAATTCTCTGATCGCTAACCCACCGGGAGTTAACATCTTAGCTGGAAGCAAGGGGCAGGTTGCCCAAGATACGGCTAGGCGATTGGAATGGTTCTTTAGAAAAAAATACCTTGATCGTAATGTGAAAGAAACAATGCGTATGGGGTATAGAAATCTATATTTTGCACGCTTGATTGTTATCAAAGCTTTCTGGAATCCGACCATAAATGATTTTGATTTTAGAGCGGTAGATTCCACGAAGATCAGGGTTGGAAAGTACGCCCGCAAAGAACAGGATAGTGAATTTGCCATAGAAGAGATCGAAGATAATTTGTGCGCAGTAATTGACCGTTTTCCGGCAAAGAAAGTTGAGTTAATGAAGAAATACGGGATTACGGATGAAATTCAGTTGTACATTAAAAATCCAGATGTTAAGTACAAGGAAGCCTGGATTGGTGATTATGTAATTTTCAAATTAGATAACATTATCCTTGATACTGTTAAAAACCCTTATTGGGATTGGGAAGGGATTTTAATCACCGAAGACGAAGAAACCCAAATTACTCAATTAGAAGGACAGGCTCGAAGGGATTTATTACAACAAATCAAGTTAGAACAAGATACCCGAAAAGCTAGCGTGGCTCCTAAGCCAGCCGAAACGCTTATAGATAAAGGCGTTAAGGCAGTCAAGAATCTCATAAATCCTCAACCCGAAGTCCCGGAGGTTCCTCAAGATCAAGCCCCGCAGTATAAACCGTATTTTTTTAATTACTTCGAGAATCCCCGCAAGCCTTATATCTTCGCTACGATCTTTAACAATGAAAATACCCCCATAGGCCGGACAGACATGATCACCTTGTCTTCTGAACTTCAGAGAGGGATAGACAAGCGGAAGATGGATATTGACGAGAACTGTGAACTGGTAAATGGAATAGTCAAGGTAGATGCCTCGGTAATGGGCAAGAGTGATGCCCAGCGAATCCGTTTTGAAACTCGCGGAATTATATGGGGTAAAGGAGTAAAAGATGGGGTTACACGCGAAACAGGCAATCCCCTGCCACAGATGGTGTTTGACGACATGATTGATTCTCGCTCCGAGATTGACAACATTATGGCCGCTTCAAGTGCCTTTAGGGGCGAGAGAGAAGGACAGGAAACCAAAGCTGGACGTTTGGCTCTCATTCAACAGTCATTCTTGCGCCTTAATGAACTCGTACAAGTCGGGGATTATGTAGCAAAAGAAGTCTTTGATTGGGGCATGCAGTTAGCCAAGACCCGTTATACCGAGTATCACAGTGCCAAAGTTGAAGGTAAAGACGGAACTCAAGAAGAGGTAGAGATCATCCAGGATGACCTTGAAGCCGGAATTGAAGTAAAGATAATCGCTGGTAAGAGTTTACCTGTAGATGACGAGTTTAAGTTTGAACAGGCTCAGAATGACGTGAAAGAAGGCTTTTTGGCTCCCTCTGACTACCTGGAAATTGCTCAATACGATAACGCTAAAGAACTCGCTCAGAACGCAGTTAAGTACAAATTAAACCCTCCTGTTGCGGTTGGGATTACGCCTGAAGAATTACAGCAATTACAGCCTCAATCTCAAGGTGACCCTCCTTCAGTTTCTATTGCTTACAAAGATGTTCAGCCTGATGGACAGGTACAGATCCTAGAGAAGATAGGGGTTAAAGTAGATCCTACAATCACTTTTGCTGAACATACCGCAGAGGCTCAGAAGGCCAGTCAGGATGCTCAATTAAAAGCAGATGCCCAAGCCCATAGTCAAACGATGGCAGAGAAGAGCCAAGCATTAAGCGAAAAAACAGCTAATCAACCTAAGAATAAATAAATTAACAAATATATGGCACAAGGAAATTATCATAATAAAGCGCAGAAATTTATTAATAGTGCGAAAAGTAAGGGAATGAAAGTTACTGCAGAAGACACGGGAGAACTTATCGCAGTTCCAGCTAAAAGTCGTTCTTTAGCTGGCCGCATGAATGATATCATTGGCGGCACTAAAGCAAAGAAAGTTCAACCAGTAACTAAAGGCGTGCCGAAAGTTCGCCCAGTACAGGGTGATGTTGTCCAAAGCGGCGGCATAGATAATGCTGGCGAGATCAGTCAAGGATTGTTTAAAGGACAGAATCTTAAGGTATCAAAGTAATTTGTAGATTTCGGGCTTTTCAATTGAGAGCCTGAAACTGTGCAAATTAACAGGTCAAGCAATCACTTCCAGCCGTAAGGCCAAGCTAGTGAGGGGCAACCTAAAGGACACAAATGTACGAAGAAAATATAGACGTAGCTCCCAGTGAAGAATCTGGCAATGTTCCTTTAGAAACATCAGAGGAAACACCAAGTGAGCAGTCAGAAGAAACTACTGAAGAAACTAAAGTAGAAGAAGCGGCGCAACCAGCCGAGCCAGAAGCAGAGTTATTTGAGCTTCCTGATGGCAGAAAGGTTGACGGAGAAACTTTAACTAAAGAGTGGAAAGAAAACTTTTTACCAGAGTTTACCCGTAAATCTCAGACTCTTGCTGAGATTGAGAAAAGTAAAATTAATGCAACTCCCGAAAATCCTCTAGCTGATCCGAATTACGCGCCCAAAGATTACGCTGAACTAGCTGACCAAATTAAGGCTCAGACTTTGGCGGAAATTGAGGCAAAAGAACAGGCTCGTATTGAGGCAAGGCAGAATCTTGAAAATACAGTTGTTAGCCAACTGGAAGAAGTAAAGAAACTTGACCCCAACCTCAATGAAAATGCTTTGTTCTTACACGCTACCAAGTATCATTTTCAAGACTTAAAACTTGCATATCAGAACATGAAAGACATGGCTGATGTAGCTAAGAAAGTCCAGAAAACTACGGCTGACAATATAGCTAAGCGTAATGACCCAGTAAGCGTGTCTCCTGGGGCCACAGGTTCAAGACCTGATCCTAGCCAATTCGGTAACGCAGTAGAGTTTTTAAGGAGTTTAGGATAAAAATATGATATTCAATGCGGCCGTTACAACGACCACTAGGGAATTTATATTGAAGAAGGTTTTTGACCAGGTTACCACAGGTACTCCTGGGTTGATGACTTTTCTTCAAAAACCGAAAGAATGGACTTCAGGTACTTCCTATAAGTTTCCGATTAAATACCAGGACACCACCAATGGTGGGAACATGGGTATTGCCGACAAACTTGATACGGATCGCCAGAATGTTCGTGTGTTTGCCGAGTTTAACTTGAAAGCGGCTAATAAGCCTGTCGTAGTGGCAATCGCCGAAACGACAGCAAACATGGGAGACGAGCAAATCGTAAACCTGTTAGATACAGAATTTGATTCCCAAGCCCAGTCTTTGATGAACTTGATGGCTCAAAATCTGTATACAGGCAATGGTACAGGTAATGACTGGGATTCTTTGGCCAATGCAGCCTCGGATTCCACTTTGTTCGCCACTTATGGCGGACTTTCCCGTTCGACTTATACAGCTTGGTCGGGTTATTACCTGGCTTCCGCAGGTGCTTTGACTCTCGCTAAATTAGCTACTGCTGATGATGCAGTTACTATTGGCGTGGATTCTCCTGATCTTGCTTTGACTACCAAGGCTATCTGGTCTACTTACGAGTCGCTCTTGACTCCTTCAGTTCGGGCCAACTTCTCGACCTCTGGTTACCCTCGCATGAATGCTTGGGGTGGTGTTCCGGCTAGTCCGGGACTTGGCGGTACTCAGGGATTTGTCTATTTGACGTTCCGTGGTACTCCAATTGCCAAAGACGAACAAGTGCCGTCAGGCAAGTTCTTCTTGGTTAATACCAAGGGATTCGGATTCGTTGGTTTCAACTACGAAGACGAGAACATCATGACTGCTAACTTTAAGGAAACTTCTGATGCTGTTCCTTCTGGTGTTCCGGGGAATGTAAAGTCAACTCGTGGGTTCCAGTTCCGTAAAATGATGTCTCCTGTGGATCAACTGACTAAGGTTGGTTACTTAATTTACGCTGGTAACTTTGTAGCCACTTTGGACAGACTCCAGGGACAACTCAGCGGCGCAAGCTAGAAAGGATTTCATGGCAGAAGAGCAATTGCCTCACATGGTTCAACAGATTATCAAGTATTCCGATGGTACGGAAACGGTTATCAATTATCGTGGCCGAATCGTAGACGGCGTACTTATTCCTGATGAGCCAGAAGAGGTTAAAAAAGAAAAAGAAGCTAAACCAAAAACGACACTAAAAAGTGTAGTCAAAAATATCATTAAGAAAAAACTATGAGCGATGAATTAGAAAAGGTTGAGGAAGCTCCGGCAGTTCCTCCGGCAGATTTAGAGCCGGAAGAGGAAGAAGCAGAATAAATTAACGTATTTTCGCCGTTTACCGTGAGTTTAAAGACTACGCGAGAGGGTGATTGAAAGGAAAATACATGGCAATTGGGACAAGGAGAATAGAAGATTATGTTCCAGTAATAAAGCATAACGAAGGGCTTTACACGGAACTGGCAGTCACAGTGGCGAGTGGAGCGACAGTAACGCTTCCCTCTACCACTACAATCGGGGGCTCGGCAGTCGTAGCTTTGGGAGATATTACGTCTTCCTCGACAACGGCTTCAGCCTTTACGGTTACAAATACAGGCATCTTTACTGGTTCTAAAGTAGTCGGAATCACAGCAGATTCTGCGACTACTGGTACTATCGTAGCTTTATCAGCCGCAGGGCTTACAAGCGGCCACGCAGTTGTATTAACGTCTGCTGGAACGATCGTAACGACTGGAGATGTTCTTTCTATCGTTGCAAACTCCGCTACCACCTCTACTGGCTTATTTAGAATGTCAGCCACTGGTTTGACTGATGGCTTCTTGATGGCTCTTACGGGTGGTGGTGCGAATGTAACCGCTTCCGGTGGGGGCATCAACCTCTCTTTGGGCGCGGCTACCGCAGGAACTGGTATCGCAATTGCGACCTCTGGTGTATATACCGGCACGACTGGTTTGCTATCAATTACGGCCGCTTCAGCTACAACCGGTAGCTTGGCTGTGATTACAGGGAATGGACTTACCACAGGAAAGGGTTTGGCTCTTGCGTCATCGGGCGTTATTGCTACAACGGGTTCATTGGTTTCAGTTACCACCACGGGCCAAACAACTGGTACAGCGCTTCTTGTTGCCCATACAACGTCAGTGATTGCTTCCGGTGGTTCCTTAGTGCGTATTAGCTCAACTTCTATCGATACCAGTACTACTACCGGGGCATTGTTGGACCTATCTTCAACAGCTTCTGTTGTTGGTACTCAGGTATTGATAACTGCTTCTGCTTTGACATCTGGAACAGTGATGTCTATTGTCTCGGCATCATTGACTTCAGGTATTGGGCTGAAGTTTACGCTTGCTGGTCTAACGACTGGTGCAGCTATTGACACTACGGGTATTGCGGCTACCAAGCAAAATTTCAACATGAACGCATCTACCGGTTCAACGGCTGCCCCACAGACGAATGCGCCTGCTGGATTCTTCAAGATTGGAATTGGCGGTACTGATCAGTGGGTTCCTTATTACAACGCAACTTAATTAATGCGGCGATGCCGCAGAATAGCCAATAGGTTAAGAGCCTAAAGGCTGCAAAGAAGTGAATCAAATTAGTTTTCAGTCTGTTTATCAGACGATCACGACTAGGGGTGAGTTCAAGCTCGGACAGCGGGCCGCAACTCCTGATGGCCGTGAGTGGAAGTTCGTAAAAAACGGTTCGACTATTGCATTGGGTAACATCGTTGTTCCTGATGCTGCTGTAGATACTGACCTTTGGTCTTCTTCTACGGACGGTCAGGGGCGCATTGTATATCTTACTCGTGCGGCCAACAGCTTAACTGTTGGTGCGTATGAAGACGCTATTGGTGTGGTTAACCAGGGTACTGGTGTTGGCCAGACTTTCAAAATTCGTACCAATAGTGCAACCACCCTTACTCTTTATCCTGAAACGGCTTTGGCGACTGCTTTGGCAGTAGCTGATTCCGATCTTGTATATCGGGGAATGGCCAATGTAGTTATTGCAGCTATTACCTCTAAAGTTCAGATGACACAGGGAGCCTTCCAGGTGTCGGCTGTTTCTGGGGATTATGGCTGGATTTTACAGCAAGGTGATGGACGAGCTATTGCCGGTGAAGTCCTCGTTATCGGTGAATCTTTTGTATCAGGGGATGATACGACTGGTCAGGTTCTTAAAGGTACAACCGCTAAAGGTGACTTTGATGAACAGTCTCTTGGATACTGCATCGTTGCAAACGACGCCGCGGACCAGGGTACTTTAGTTCGCTACTTTATTCAGTAGTGTTCTGTCTTTGCTCCTCTTTTGGGGGGCAAGATATAGAACATTAGTTCTATCTTGGGAAAGACAAAGCCCAAGTAATTAAGGAAAGGAAACTATGGAAAATGCAGTAGTTTCAAATCCAAATGACTATAAGGTTGTCTCTTTTCACAACTCTACAGAATTTGGTTTCACTCCCGAAATGGGGTGTATGTACGATGGTCGGGCTGTTAACGGAGCTAAGGGAAGTCCGGGAATCGACGCAGGTGAAACAGTGGTACTTCCATACCACATAGGACATCAGTTAGCAACTAACCTGGCTAAGAGAGTGTTAAACACCTCCCCAGCGGCCACAGTAGATCAAAAAGGCGTGCCGACAGGTGTGCCGATTTGGAGCGCTGAACGCTTGGAACAGGAAAAAAATAAGTTTCTGACGGATTTGTACACTGAAGAAAAGCCAGTGGCCGAGAGTCAGACTGACTTGTTAATGGCGAAAGTCGAAGAATACCGGAAGATGACAGAAGAATTATTGGCCAAAGTAGGCCCGGTAGAGTCTCAAGTAGAAGTCAAGGCACCGAGCCTCGAAGTTCCTAAATCTGTAGTTTTTCAGGATAAGCAAGAGGTTATAGCGGAACTTGAGAAGCGGGGAATAAAGTTTGATCGCCGACAGAATAAAGTTAGTTTAGAAAAACTTTTAGTTTAATTAGAACAGAGCCTTTATGGAACAACATACAATAAGTCATCAAGAAATGGATTCTGCAAAGGCTCTGGTTGATATTAATCTCAAAGTATCAGAAGCCACAAATCTACTATTCAAATTACAAGAACAGGAAACCGAATATCTGGTTTTACGCGAAAAGAAAGCAATGGATCGCATCCAGAAAGTCGTGGACGACAGTAAGGAAATGGTTGAAGAGGCAGACCAGAATCATGCCCAAATTAAGGCATTATTAAGCGGAATTTCAGAGTTTGTAGATAAGTTATTGAAGTTCCAAGAGAATTTAACCGACTTACTTAGGGATTTTGACGAACGGAATGTGGCATGGGAGCAAGATATTGGACGACAACAAGACGAGATAGCAAGTACTCGCCAAAGATTAAAGGCGGAAAAAGTACAGATTGAAAATGATTCAAAGAGTTTGGAGTCAGCTAGGATCAAATTAACTAATGACCAGAGGAAACTTGATAGTGATAGGGGGACATTGGAACGAACTATCAAGCGCCTCAAGGAAGGAAAAATATAATGGCAGATAAGTATGGTGTGCAAATAGCTCTTGGAACGGCCAATATACCCTCAATAGCGAGCGACACAACGGCTCTAGCCGCTAATCCGGCCAGATGTGCATTTATGATACAGAATCTTGGGACTAACGCCTTATTTGTTCGGTTTGGCACAGGAGCTTCGTCAACAGTGTTTCATGTAGTCCTAAAGGCCGGAACGGGAAACGATGACGGATCAGGCGGTACGTTTGCTATGGAAGGTGAAACAATGTGGCAGGGGATTATAAGTATTGCAGGCACTAGCCCTCGGTACACCGTTGCGGAATTAACAGCCTAAATATGCTTACACAAACGGATAAAAATGTGGAATTAAGTTTCGATCAATTGGCGGCGTTAGATGTTTTTACAAAGCGTCTTTCTAATTTAGAGAATAATATTGCTGTTACCACTAAGGAATTAAACGTACTAAATAAAGAAGTGGTCAAAGCAACCAGAGAGCGCGAGTATCAAGAAGAATTAAAAGCTAAATTGATTAGTGGGAACCAAGAGTTAGAAAATAAGAAACTGAGCCTCGAATCCTCTGTTGCTCAAATGGAAGAATTCGTTTCAAAGGCTCAGAAAGAAGATAGCCAGCTTAAAGAAAAACAGGCAGAAAAGCAGGTTGAGCTAGATAAAAGAGAAAGCGTTATAGCTTCCAGTGAAAAAGAACTTGAAGATAAAAAGAAAGCATTTAAGCTAGAAGCTCAAAAGCAGTTACAGGATAGAAAAGATTTAGATACAGCCTTTGATGCGTTTTCTAAAGCATTAAAATCAGTGAAGTGGAAATAGTATGCAAGCCCCAGCGGATCAAAATTTTGTAAGAGCAAAAATGGGCGTTCTGAATACGGACGGGGTCACTTTAGTGACCATCAAGATTGACGAATCCAATGGAGGGATGATGGTCAATGAAACGGACACGATTTCTTTTACGATGACCCCTATTGACCAAAGAGACGAGAATTTTAACAAGGTCTTGCTTTGGGAGGGAACAGATGGATTAATATATCCTTGGGTGTGTAACGCAAATGGTGAAGTATTAATTGATCTATAGTTTATGGCATCAGAAAACGCTCCACGAGACGCTAATCATGTACCAACAGTTTTACTCGAATCATCCACTAATCCTGGTGTGGTTTTGGCTGCTAAAGGTGATGAAATAACCGGACGTCTCTTAGTGGATAGTGCCAGTGCTTCAGGCACCGTCACCTCAGTTTCTGTAGTCACCGCTAATGGCGTCTCAGGAAGCGTAGCTAACCCAACTACTACCCCTGCGATTACGCTTACTTTGGGTGCTATTACTCCCTCCTCAGTACAAATATCAGGGCTTACAATTTCGCAAATTGTCGCTACTGATGCTTCTAAAAATCTTGTTTCATTGGATACAGCTACCTACCCCTCTTTAACCGAATTATCTTATGTAAAAGGGGTTACCTCTGCAATCCAAACCCAACTTAACGCCAAAGGATCCGGTACTGTTACTGCCGTATCAATTGCGACTGCCAATGGATTTAGCGGTTCTTCAAGCGGGGGAGCAACCCCGGCTCTCACTATCGTTGCTGGGGCCATCACCCCTACAACTGTAAATGGATTAACAATTACGGCTAATGGAACCAATACTTTAAGTATAACCGCAGGGAAAACTCTATCCATTGTGAAAACAATGAGCTTTACGGCTGCGGATGATACTGGGGTTTATACTCTTCCAACGGGTACTAAAACCTTAGTTGCGACAGACGTGGCGACCCTTTCTTCTTTAACAAGTGTTGGTTCAACCTTGACCGTGGCAACAGGCTATCAAATTGGAGGAGCAGCTGCTTCGGGTAAAATTTTGAAAGGCAATGGAACTAATTTTGTAGCCTCTACCGAAACCTACGCCGCCCCAGGTGCTTCAGGTAATGTGATGACTTCTGATGGTACAAATTGGACTAGCGCAGCCTCGTCTGGTGGATCAACCACTGCTGAATCAGTATGGAGTACCAGCTTTGAAGATACTGCAAGGTTCAGTAGCGCTGTCGTGAGTGGGGGTGTCGTTACCTTCAGTACTTATGGTGTACAGATTGATACTTCTACCACAACGACAAGCTCTGCCTATATTCGATATGATACCGCTGCTTTCCATGCTTATCCGTTTTTCGGTAGTCCTACTTTCAAGACTAATGTTTATATGGCAGCTAAGGGGGCGACCGCTTCTTCTTTCTTCGGGATTGGGAATGTAACGGTAGGTGGAACAGGACATACTTATACTGTTAAGCATATTGGCTTTAAGATCGTTATTTCCGCAAGTACTGCTTCTCTCTATGCAACTCAAGCTGACGGCTCTACCGAAAACGCAAGCTCTGCTTTGATAACGGTAGCAACAGATGATACCCTTGAGCTTGCTTTCAAGGTTAATGGAACTTCTAGCGTAGATTATTACTATCGACAGAATAACGGTAGTTGGTCTTCAGCCACTAACCTTACTTCTAACATGCCTGATGTGACTACTGATCAGATTAGTTTGCAATGGAGCGTATCAAACGTAAGTACTACTGCTCGTACTGTTTTCCAAGTAGCAACAATGCAATATAAGCGATAAATATATGCCAATTATGCAAAACATGGGCGGCGCCCAAATAAGCAACATAGCTGATCCTGTAAACCCCCAGGACGCTATGACTATGAACACAGCCAATACAACTGCTACAGGAATTCCTAGATATTATAAAAGCGGAGTTAAGAAAACCAGTGTTTGGATGTACGACACTTCAGGAACGGTATCTAACGGTACAGTAGTGTTTTATCTAACCGATGACGGAACGGTAAATGGCAACGCGATATTCACTAATATTTACAGTGAAAGTATTCAGATTTTTGCTCCTTCTGCAACCGATAGTTTTGTGATGAGTTTTGCAATAGCGGGTAATAAAAAATCAATAACCGTAACGGTAAATAGATTAGGAACTGTAATTGCTGGATTAATTCAATTCATAAGTGCAGCCAATGGTACGACAGTTTATTTACAAGTAAAAGGCGATTAATGGAAGATTTAACATCTCGCGTATCAGCTTTAGAAGAAAATATGCGGAGACACCGCCATTTTGGTTATGACCAAACGACTGAAATTAAATCAGTCAAGCAATTTGCTTTTGATGTTAATTACACTCAATTTTCTACCGCGGGGCTTACTCAAAATGTCACTATACAAAATATTCCTGCCTTTGTAGAAGTTTTAAGCGCATTTATGTATGTAGACATTGCTTTTGCTGGAACCGCTACTCTTACTCTTTCTGTAGGGCCAAGTGCAACACCGACAACTCTTTTAACAGCCCAGGACGCTAAAACCGCTGGCTTTAAAAATGTCATAGGAACTGATTTAACTACAAATAGGGGAGTATACAGTGCGACCGCAAATACAGCAATAGTCGTTAGAGCTACTTCAACAGTAAATAATTTGAGTTTACTGACCGCAGGACACGCTAAAGTTTATTTAACTTATTATGGGTAATATTACTTACAAAGAATTTAATGGATTAGTCCCAAATTGGGTTACTAAACCTTTTGAGACCCCAACAATTCGACATGCTGAAGGCACATGGGCGCAGTTTATGCTAAATTGCAACGGATTCACTGACCCTTCAAAAATCCAGCCTGGCTTTCAATTAACTGATGTAGATGCCACTGACGCCTCTTTAGTGACTACAGCGGTTCACGCTATGGATGTAGGGATTTCAGCAGGAACCGTTGCAGCTTATGCCATATGCAATGCCGATGGGTCCAATAATTGCAACTTATTTCAAATTACAGGAACTGGTTTTAATGATATTACAAATGCTGGCGCTTGGCCTCATGTAATCGCAAATGTCAAAGCTGGATATCGAAATGATTGTATTGTAACGTGGCTTAATATCGGAGGCACTCAAACCCTTTGCCTGCTTTACTCGTATAACTTAAGCACAACCCTAGGAGCAGGGCGGTTAGGTAGACTACAAATTGCTTCAGCTACATTTGCCGATACGCAATATTCTTTGAGTACGGGAACGGTTCAGGTCGCCGGAAGTACTGATTTATGGGCTGACCGACCAATGGTAAAAGGGACGAACGGAATTATCTATGTTGCGTGTGGTAACGTAGTTGATGCTTTAGATACAACGGTTCAAGACCCCGCTATCCAACTGAATGTTATTGATATTCCCAATGATTATAAAATTAAGTCTTTGGCTTTTTATCGCGGGCAGCTAATTATGGTAGCTCAAAAGAATGTAAGCGGTGTTCGCATGGCTGGTCAAGTTGCCGTATTTATATGGAACACTACCGATCCTGATACTTTTCAGGAAGAATACTACATAAAAGCTCAAAGCTGTGGTGCTTCATGGGCCGACGCTAATGAGCTATATATTTTTACCGCAAACGCAAACTATGGTCATATTAGGAAATTTGATGGACAAGGCTTTGATATTAAACCAGACACTGTCGAAGTGCCTGTTACATTACCAGAACATCATGGACTCGGATTATTCCGAGATGGTTTCGCCTTTGGAAGTCAGGGAAGCGTATATGCCTACGCAAGCCCTAGAGATGATGGGAAAAAACAACTATGGCAAATCATGGGAACCAGTGCGAATATCAGCTGTATCGCTCAGTTAGATCCCAATAATGACATTCTCCATGTAGCAGGTGGATCGTCGAGTTTTTATATCAAAAAGACTGACACTTCTAAATATTCTGACTCAGCTCAATATGAATTTACAAGTCAGGATTTTCCTCAACGTTCCACTATAGATCGTATTCAGACATTTTTTCCTACTTTAGCAACAGGAGCAGACATGCTCATCAGATATTTACCTAACTATGCCACAAGCTATACCGATTTCGGCACGATCAGCTTTACGACTTCTTTGCTCGGACCCGGATCAGCTTCTCCAGTTGTCGGTGCGGTTAGTTATGGCCCTTTCAACCAAAATATCAACAATATAAATGAAATTAGACTGAATCTTTTATGGGGAGCGACTAATGCAGCAAATCAGGTAAAGATGAGCCGTATGGAAATAGAATATAAGCCAATAGCAACTAAACAACAGGCATGAAGACGTACTCTCAATTACTTACGCAATTTCAATCACTTACTAACGATACTACGGCTGAGAATCAAACCTTTGGCGCTACTATTATTAATGATAGTATCCGCACTATTTGCAATCTACAAGGTGGTAAGCTTCGTTTCCTGGAATCCACTACTAACATGAGTACCGTAGTAAATCAAGAAACGTATCAAATACCGAATAAATATCGAAAATTAATCGATATGTACATCTACTCCGGGTCGGGTAGTTCATCCGATGTTATCTACGCACCAGAAATGGTCTTTGATCCAGTGCGCTGGAAGACAATTTTACAGTATAAACTAGGCACTCAAGATGTTCCATACTTCACTTATGTTGAGAATAATACCTTTAAAATTCAACCTATTCCTTCAACTACAGGTAATTTGATTATTCTTCGGGGTCGTTTGCAGGTAAGAGACTTAAGCATCGCAGACGTCACTAATTTAACTGTAAGTTCGATATCCAACGGTGGAACTTCCTTAGTAATGAGTGGGGGAATGACCGCTGATATGGTGGGTAGGTATATTCAAATTACAGAAACGACGGCAGCAAACGGGGGAGATGGCTTTTGGTATGAAATAGGTGCGTATAACTCTTCAACCTCAGTAACCTTAACCAAACCTTACGAAGGGTTAAGCATCTCTGGTGGCACTGCCGCTTGCATTATCGGACAAGTTCCCATTGTTCCCCAGGCCTACCAACCGGCGATTCTCCATCGTTCGGTAGCGCTTTACTGGCAAAGACAGGATATCAATCTAGCAAAAACCTTTTGGATGATGTACGACGGTGGAATGGAAGCAGGAATAAGAACTGATTATGGCGGATTGATCTTGCAAATGCTAGACAATGAAGGGGAAACGGAAGAAGGTTCGTACATACCGCCCTTTGGTTCTACTAATCCGATTATCACGGCTCCATATTATTACCCTTATCAGCAAGCGAGTGGTTTTAACTAAAATATATGCCTAATATCCCAGCAGTAATCCGTCCACAGGACCAATATATAAATTCAATAGGCTCCATGCTTCAAGGCAGTGGTAGTGGTTTTATCGGGCCTACTTTTAATCAACCATCTTCGACCCCTTCTCCAACTCCAAAACCCGTTGCCCCTAAAAAGATTACCTATGGAAATACCGCGGCTACTTCACCTAAACAACAATATGTGGATAGCCTGAGTGCTTATAAATATGAAGATGATCCAACTGTATACGGAAATTATCAAGGTAATCCCGATTATGCCTTTCATAGTGAGCAAGAGTTCAAAGGCGCTGGCGGTAATTTTGGAAATGTGGCAGTTAGGCAAAGACCAGTGGCTAATATGTCTGTGCCTGATAGTGCTGGAAACACATCTAGCCAACCTACTACTCCTGGCACGCCAATTGTTGATCCCATGAAAGGCTATAAAGATGCCTATGAGAAGTATATAGCTTCTCTTGCCCCAAGCCCTGAGCTTACTGGTGCTAAACAAAAATACGCTGATTTCCTTACTCAACAAGATCAAGGAGTAAATGAGATCAGAAATAAGCCCATAGCCTCTCAGTTTGTGCAAGGCCAAGAAGCCGGATTATTGCGTCAAAATCAAGCTACTGAAGCGAATTTACAAAGACAAATCGGACTCGCTACCGATTATCAAACTGTTTTAGCCAATCAAGGCAATGCAAGAGTGACTTATGAAAAATCGTTGTTAGATCAAAGTAAGCCTACTGAAGTAGGTGGTAGTTTGGTGAGGTTAAATCCGCAAACTGGACAATATGAATCTGTATACTCTGCTCCGCAGAAACCAATTGAATTGGGGGCCGGTGCTACCTTAATCGATCCAACTACTGGGAAAGCTCTTTATTCTAATCCCGCTACTCCTAGTTATCAAGCCAATCCCTTAACTGGAGAATTATTTGATTCAAAAACTGGATTGCCGTTCGGTGGTGGCCTTGGTGCAAGCAGTGGTTCCGGAGGAAGCTTTCCTTCTGGCGCTCAAACACCAGGTAGCGCAGCAGCCGTTAATAACCCCTTAGGAATCAAGCCAAATGGTAAATTCAGTCAATACGCCACTCCTGCGGAGGGTTTTCAAGCCGGTGTTGATTTGGTTAAAAAATATCAGACTGGTGGACCAAAGGGCATGAACGCTAACTCAACGCTAGATCAAATGATTAAAACCTGGATTACAGGCGACCCTAATAGTACCCGAAAAACTGGATATACTGCGTCTAATGTTGCCCAGTTTATAGGTGGGGGAGTAACTCCTAGTACTAAGATTGGCAGTATTGATCCAGTAAAATTGGCTGCGGCTATCGCTAAATTCGAGACTGGCTTTACTCAAAACGCTGGGGGTAATTTAGGAAATGATATTATAGGTACTTTGGCTCAACAAGTATTACAGAATCCTCAAGTTTTAGGAAACTTACCATCGGCTCAACAAACTGCGGTCATTGCTCGACTGGCTCAGGCAGGACAGCAGGTCCCAGCCAATACTAAGCCCCCGTCTGATTCGCAATATCAATCGTCTATTTACGCTACTAGAGTACAACAAGCAGGAAGCATAATTGACAGCTTAGAAAGTAAAATAGCTTCAATGAACCCTTTGACTTTTGAGTACAACAATCACGTTCCTAGTTACCTTCAATCTTCGGATTATCAATCCTATGACCAAGCGGCGCGTAATTTGATCAACTCTGTTTTGCGTAGAGAATCCGGCGCTGCTATTAGCTCTGGTGAATTTGACAATGCTTATAAACAATATCTACCTAGAGCTGGTGATACTGCTCAGACATTAGCCCAAAAGAAGCAAAACAGAGAAGCTATCCTAAACGGTTTAATTCAAAGTTCCGCTAATGCTTATAATGGACAAATCCCTAGCAATAACAATATTCCCTCAGGTGCGACTCCTGATTATGGGTCAATTTATGGATTCTAAATGGCACTTACTTTAAATCCAAAAGTCTTATCAGTCCCACAAGGGCAACAACCAAACATAAGCGTGGCTAAACCTCAGTCATTGCCGTCTTTAAACGTTGTTAAATCTACACCTACACCTCAGGTTAAAGTGCAGCCTTTATCGTTTCAACCTAATTTGTCTGTTGCCAATAAACCTGCTAATCAACCACAGCTTAGTAGCGTTGGGACAATTGATAATCAAAAATCTTTTACCCCATTAGAGCAGGGGCAATTAGCTCCTGAAAATAGGGATAAGCTAAATGACGTAGTCCATAGAATGACTTTAGACGGGCGTCAACCAGAAGAAATTCAAACGGCAGTAGACCAGTTTAAATCTAAATATGGTTTTGGAATGCAATCACAACCAGAACCACAAGGCGAAAGGGGATTGAAGGGTCTTGGACTTGGAGCAGTAAAAGGGGCATTAAACACAGTATCGAATGTCGGTGGGCTGTTCAATAAAGTAAGTTCTAGGATTCCTGATAGTCTTTTGGCTACTCCGTTTGCTCCCGCAGTTATGGCTGCTAAGACTGTAGGGGCGATTGGTAATAAGTTAGCTCCGTACAAAGAAAACTTCAAACCTCAAGGAACCGCAGAAAAGGTTGGCTATGGTGCTGAACAAGTAGGGGAGTTCTTTATTCCTGGTGGGGCAGTTTCTAGGGTAGGTAAAGCCGCTGAACTAGGGATAGGAGCTACTAAATTACCAAAATTAGTGCAAACTGGCTTAAAATTAGGAGCCATCGCTGGCTTAGAAGGTGGAAGCGCAGCCGGTGTTACAGCGCTACAAGGCGGTACTCCTAAAGACATTAAAACAGCTGGGATTACTGGTGGAATTTTTGGTGTTGCGGCAAAAAGCATTGAAGGGATTTTACAAAAAATACCCGAAACGGCATGGACCTCTATATTAAAAAGAACGCCTACAGAGGCAGCAAAGAATCCTAAATTGCCTGGGCAAATAGCAGAAACTGGGCTAGCAGGCGTTTCAAGAAAGGCCATTTTACAAAAGTCTCAACAAGCAATTCAACAAATTGAAGTTACTTTGGATGATTTACTTTCAGGTTCTAATCAAAAAATAGGAACACTTAAAATTGCGCCTTATTTAGATGATTTGAGAACTGCTTATAGTAATATTCCTGGAGAAAAAGGGTCGGTTGACACAATCAATAACGTGATGAGAGACTTCCTGTCTAAAAAATCTTTGACTCCACTAGAAGCAAACCAGCTAAAAAGAGATATTTATGGTCTCATTTCAAAGAGTTACGGTAAGGGTCTTTTGGAGATTCCAGCAAAAACAGAAGCACAAAAAGCTATTGCGGCCGGTCTTAAGAGAGAGATAGAAAAAATTATCCCTGAAGCCAAAAGTCTTAATGAAAAGCAGGCTGTTTATCTTCAAGTAAGAAAAGCATTAGAAAAAACCCTCGCTAGAACAGAGGGTAAAGGAATTGCAGGAACGGGAATTGGTTTAATGGATATAGGAATCGGAGGAGCAGGGACATTGGTAGGCTTAGGTACTGGCATGCCTTTATTAGGTGTGGGCGCTGCTGTGGGGTCTAGAATAATGCAAAGTGCCGCTGTTTTGAGTTCTGTTTCTAAGCTTTTAACTTACATAAATAATGCATCTCCTACACAAAAACTTCTTATTTATAACGCGTTAAAAGGCTTGACGACTAAGGGTGGTATCAGTATATCTAATCTCGGATCGCAGAAATAATTGCCTTACCAATTAATATTGCTAGTGCGATAACAATTCCTACAATTATTCCAACGAGTAATCCAATCATATAGTTTGTCCTTAGTAAGACGTTAAACTGCTTGGTTCTTTAATAATTGATTTGTGTTAAATATTCCTTGTCTATTCCGTCTACTATAATGATGTAACGGACTTCTGCAACTCTAACAAAAGTCGCGTAAGTTTTAACGACAAATTTACTAGAATCACTTGCGATTTCTATAGAAGAAGATAAAGGAATAAGAGATTCAAAAGTATATGTTCCCCCAGGATAATTTGAGGGACGTACTAAATCAATAGAATTAAGATCCTGCCCATATTCGTTTAGTAATCTTAATTTTCCAGTAGAAGTACCTTGATCCATGTAGGATGTTACTTTAACCGATTTTACAACAATGCTCTTACCGGTTGTGTTAGTGCAAGAATAGTAAGTAATTTGGCAGTTAACTCCGATAGAAGGCGTGGGTATTGGTAAAAAGATTGGTTGGGGAACTGGAGTAGGGGTGGGTGTAGGAGCCTGAATTGGCTGAGGGGCTGGATTTGATACAGGCGTGGGTATATATACAACATTAGGAGGAATAATAACACAATCACCGTTAGAAGCTGGCATATACCCTGCGGGAGGAACGAGTTGAACACCAGCGAAGTTATTACATAGATCGTTAGCGAAGTTTTGGTCTATCGGTGTTGGTCCTGAGAGTTGCTTGCCGTTTGAGTTATAAGTAGATCCATCAGGAAAACGAATGGCAACAATATTATCAGAAGTAGGTGCGTTATCTTCCCCTAAAGCCTCGTTATCGCTCTCAGACGTATCAAGTAAACGATTAGCAACATCTCTTGTACCCGGTCCCCAATATCCATTAGCCGGTTTGATTCCCTCTCTATTTTGGAAAGCTTTTACTCCCTTTAAGGTAAGTGCATAAAAGTTTCCCGTAATAGGGCCAGAATAAACGCCCTGATCCGTAAGAAATTCTTGGATTTCACGGACAAAATCACTGTTTCTAGTCCCATACTTCACATTGTTATTAAACGAAGCATGGGCCAGAGAAACTAGCGATAAAAAGCCTATAAAGGCCAATATAAACGATTTTCTGAATAAGCTCATAATATAGCCCAATATAAACCCTTAATAGTTAATTGTCAAGCATGGAAGTACAATCATCAGGCGGTGGAGGAGTAGAAAGCATCTCGGTTACGGGACAGCCTCTTTTGACAGGAGATGTTACTTTAACGGCAGGTGCGAATATTACTCTCTTACAGGTAGGCAATGATATTAATATATCCTCTGGGGTTGATGCTTCAGTAACATTGGCAGATGTTTCAGTCAATTCCACCGACGCCACTAAATCCCTGTATACGATGACTTCTACTATACCAGTAGAGTTTAAAACATCAGATAATCATACTCTTTTATATTTAGATGAAACTAATGAAAGAGTGGGTGTAGGAACGGCCACGCCAGGGTTTCCTTTAGAAGTTAACGGTAATGCAAAGTTCAACAGAATTGGTTTAGGTGCTGACCCAAGTGCAACGGCTGGCGAATGGATAAAAACTCCAACTGCTGTTATTCAAAGTGATAATAGTCAACTTAGTTTTAATCATAATAGTGTTATTGCTTTTGAAAATTTAGCCTACACAATTTACCCATTTATTATTTATACAAGTGCTTCCCCGGCTCAAAGAACATATACCCTGACGCAAAATGCGGGTACCATAGGCCAGATTATTCAGGGTTTTACATCTCAAACGGCTGACTTAACCCAATGGCAGGATGTTTCAAATAATGTTTTATTAAGTGTCAATAAATCAGGAGTATTTGCCAGATATAATAATATCGCTACGGCTGGTATGGGCGTTCCATCAATTTATGGTTCAGGTCGTGCTACGGGACAAACTGCGGCTAATTCCAGTGTGGCAACATACACTGTTGGGGCAGCTGATGGTTCGTTCATCATTTCAGGTAATGTACTGGTAACGGCTTCTACGACTCACAGTTTTCAATTAGAGTGCGCCTACACTGATGAAGGTGGCACTGCCCGAACAGTTACATTCAACGTTCAACAGTTAGGCGGGACGCTTGTTACTTCCATAACTAATATAACTGGAGTTGGCCCTTATGAAGGAGTCCCATTGCATATCCGTTGTAAAGCATCTACGTCGATTACTATTCGTACTAATTCAGGAGGTACTTATACGAGCGTAACTTATAATGTCGAAGGTAATATTATGCAAATAGCTTAATAATTAACAATAAAACAATGTTCACAGAAAACTATGCAGAAAAAAAGAGTCAGGGTTTAGTCGAAATTTTAATCAAAGATGACGCATATGTTTTAGTAACTAAACCTGAACCACAAGTTACAGTTTTAAATCGCGATAATCTGGTAATCCAAAGAGACTATTTTCAAGCCCAAGCCGATTCTATTAGCGAGTTACTAGACGATATGGATAAAACCAGTGCAGGTGCAAAAGTAATTTAAAGCCCCTCCTTCCGAGTGAGACAGAAAGAGAGGCCGGGATAAATCCCTAGACCAATCGTAGTGGAGCTACGACAGGTCACAAGAACTAACCCATCGCTTGCTCCACAAGCTCCCTAATTATATCAATCGTTAGATAAAGAAAATCTAAAGACTGTGGAAAAACTAGGGATAAGAAAGGCAAACGATGCACAAAAGATATAAATATAAAGAACACTTGGCGCAGATAATTGAGCCAAGAGATCCAAGTAAATGGTACATCAATACAAAACATCTAAAGGTCGCCCTAGCAATAGCCGTAATTGTAGTCTTGGCGTTATTAATCTTTATCTAGCATGGACGACATGACACAGCCAGAGCCGCAATTTCAAAACAGCGTAGACGTAAAACTTGATTACCTGCAACGGGATCTGCGTGAGGTTAAAGCTGACGTTAAAGACATCAAAAACGATTCTATCAGTCGGCGGGAATACACTGATGGACTAAATACGATTCGTGGTCAATTCGCTGAAGGTTTTAAAGAAGTCGGCGTACAAGCCGGAGATCACGAAACTAGAATCAGAGCCTTAGAGACTAGGGTGTGGAAGTTTATAGGAGCATTGGTAGTCTGCCAAGTAATTATTTTACCAGTAGTTTTGTATGTGTTTTATAAAGCAATAAGATGATATGCCCGATACAATTTCCCTAAAAGAACATTTTGAGGATTTGCTCGAAGAAGCTGATAAAAGATACCAGCAACGATTTAACGACACGAAAATTGCCGTAGATGCGGCTTTAGCTGCCGCGGAGAAAGCCGTCACTAAAGCAGAGATGGCCGCTGAAAAGCGCTTTGAGTCTGTTAATGAGTTCAGGAATACTCTATCGGACCAACAGCGCACTCTTATGCCCAGAGCAGAAACAGAAGCCTTGTTTAAGGTGGTAGAGGATAAGATAACAGTTATCACTTCTAATCAAACTAGGTCAGATGGCAAGGGAGTCGGTATCGCTCAAGCATTGGGCTGGATTCTTGCCGGAATTGCGATTATTGGATTTTTAATAACTAAACTTAGCTAAATGTTTCCACTTAAAGAAAGAATAATAGGTGGATACACTTTCGGAGAGCCGACTTTTTATAGCAAGTTCCATTTAGGAACCGACTATAAAGCCGATAAGACCCCCATATACGCTCCCTTTGACGGCACGATTATTCAGACTATCCCTGCCAGCCAAGCACCTCAAGGGGGGAATACACTGTGGTTCAAGCCTGATAATCAAGACGTCATTATTCGCTTTCTGCACTTAAAAAGTTTCAGCGCCAAAGGCCACGTTACGGAGGGACAACAGATCGCTGTCAGTGATAACACAGGTATATCTGATAAGCCTCATTTGCATTTAGATATTTCAAAGCACGCAGTAAATATCTACGATAAAAGTAATTTTATAGATCCTGAAAAATTTAATTGGAATCCTATGCTTACATTCAAACTAAAACTTGTAACTAACACAAACTGGGCCACCCTATCCAACAAGATTGAGCAGTTAAAAGCGCGTATTTTATCAGGATCTGCTAGTCGTTTACAGCTTGACATCACGGTACAGAATACTAATTTCGTCAACATTCCTTACGAAAACTACTCGGAAACCTTAAAAGGCGTCTCTAGGGCGTGGTTTAAGGCCAATATTCGCCCTTTAGGGGCTGGTTTTGATGGGGTCATGCTTCTGATACCCCTGAGCGATTGGCAAGGCTCTCAGGGCATTTCAGGCTATAGCTTTTTTGACGATGGCTTTCCGCAGGAAATTCAGGTTGCGGCAGATGAAAATATGACCACTGGAGGGCAAGGAAATCCCGACCTACCGATGTTTGTTGCTTTTGCCGAACATGAATTAGATCACACATTCAGACAGATAACTGGACAAGAAACGCCTACTGATAATCCGAATTTAGTCCACGATTATATTTCAAAAGGAAAATTTAACGATATTCTGGCAACAGTAGATTATGACAAATTAGCAACATTAATAAAAGGAGCAATCATGCAACCAATTTTCAAAGCACAAGGCTCGGCAACCCTATACTTTGGCGTAGGAAATACGTTAGTTCCATTTGCAAGCGATTTTCCCACATACCAGATAGACTTTGCGTCTAATCCGATTGTAGAACTTCCAGCCAGTGAGTTTGCTAAGTTCAAGGTCGCCACTGGCGTAGTAGTAACCAAAAAATAATATGGACAAATACGACTGGTTAATTTTACTTCTCGGATTTGGCTTTATAGGAGTGATTATCTTTTGGAGTCTCAGGATAATGAACGCTTTAGTAACAAAACAAATAACTTAAGAAAGGACAAATTATGCATTTAATTTGGGCATTAATTTCGGTGTTAGTAGTATTGTTCGTGATAGCGATAGTGGTTTACGTCATTAATTTGATTCTCGGTATGCTGGAACTTCCAGCCCCGGCAAAGACGATAGCCCTTATAGTCGTGGCTTTGGTAGTAATTCTGGTGCTTATCGGTGTGTTGAGTAGTTTGAACTTTACTACTTGTGCCAGTCTATTGTGTCGGTAATTAACTAAATTATATGGATTTATTTAAAAGCCCTAGATTTATAGGTATTCTGGTAATAGGTCTTCTTCAAGCCTTAGTCCTGTTTAACATAATCGATAATACACATGCTCAAGGCTTAATTCTGATAATCCAAGGAATAATCGCGGCGGCAATTACTGTTCGCACGGTAGACCGGAATGGAGACAAGAAAGTCGAAAGTGCAAAGATTATGTCTGACATCACGCCAGTAGATGCGACGACTGATTCCCCTAACTAAACCCGTCCGGGATAGAAACATCTTTGTTTGCTGGCGTTGCAAAACACGGCCCAAAGTGAGATTTTTCACCCTGGACCAATTAAGAGAGCATAGACAAACCTTCCACCCTTTGACCGTAGTGAGCGGTCTAGGGAGGATGTGGCGAGGACGAAACAATCTGCGTCAATCGAAAAGCGGATAACCTCCCGCATCCCCTCTAGCCTATTGGCTAGGTAAAGGAGGATTAGGTTGAGTAAAAGCATCCATAGCCGGTTTAGCGACGCCAAGAAACGAATAAGAGACGCCAGACGCATTAAAAGCCTGTCCAAACACCCCAAAAAGACCGCTACTGGAACCCCGAAACACTAGACCCGCCTAAAACAGGGGAGCATATTCGGTGTTATGCTCCTCTCCCGCCTCTTGACAAATGTAAAAAATAACATTACATTTAAAACATGCAATTAAATTTTAAACCATTTGTTGACAAAGGCAAACTTGACAAAGGCAAACATAGAAGCTACATGGGGTTTAGTTTAAATGAGACAACTATCCGATTCACTGTAGATTTTTATCGTAAAATGGGAAAACCTAATTATGCGAGCATCGAATACGATAACCAAAATAAATTAATAAAAATTATTCCTAATACAAATGATATAAAAATTGCTAAAATGGGAAAGTACGATCAGCGTGTTATCAATACATCTACATTAAAAAAAATCATGCCTATGGGTAAATATAGGTTTATGGAAGAAAATAATGGTTTTATCTGCCAATTAACCACTTAAACGGTGATTTTTGTATACCTTGACATTTTCTCCTAAAAGGCTTACTGTCTCGCTAGGAGGAATGAATGAGCGATAACCAGTATAAACTAACAATCGCAGCGTTGGTCGTTATTTTCCTTATCGCCCTAATCAGCTTTGTTCTCACCCACACTTAATTATCCACTTGTCCCCAGCCTGTGGATTTCTTTTTATTTCATAATAGGAGTAGTGTTACAGGACACAAACCTTTAACCCTTCGGGGAGCTTGGAAACCGTGTTTATGTCTCAGACCCTGTCTGTAACCAACTCGACTTCCAAGCCGGGGGACGCTACAGGCGGGGTTTGAAAATAGGGAGAAAAATGAAAATAACAACCTTTTTAGGGAATCCAGTGAATGTCCTTTCTAGGACGTTTTTTTATTTCCCTCCAGTTTTTCTTGATTTTAACTTGACAAGTTCTTTATACATGCTATCCTGTCCTATTAATTGAACTCTTACCCACTCAGTGGGCGGGAGTTTTATTTTATGAAGTTTAGTGAAGCAATACCACAATTTGGGGCTTGGAAGAAGTATGACGTAAAAAACAGTACGGCTATTTCTTATCGAATCCATTTACAGCATTTTGCCCTGTTTATGCATAACTGTGATATTCGACAGGTCAAATTCGGCGATGTAATCTCTTATTTGGACGGTATGAACGAGCTGGGGTGGGATAAAAACAGCTTCATGGTCAAATGTATAGCCTTGCGAAAATTCTTCGAGTTCTTTACCAATCAGAAACTGGAAGTTTTAGATCCCCAGATGATCCCTATTCCTGACAGGGAGTACAAATTTCCCAACATAGCCACTGATAACACTTACGCTCGCATAATGGCTGTTATTCCCGATAACAACGATCCCAGGCACATTAGGAACAAGACGATGATAGGGCTTTTATGGGATTCAGGCATGAGAGTAGGGGAGCTAGTCTCTATGAATGTTGGGCATTTAGATTTGGGTAAGATGGAGGCTGTAATTAAAACGGAAAAAGCCAAGACCCTGCACCCTATTCGCAAGGTATTCTGGACTATCGAAACAAATGAGTACCTAAAAAAATGGCTTGTAAAAAGGACAACTTTAACCGACCAAGAAGCCTTATTTATCTCCTGCGCCGGAATCAAAACAGGGGATCGCTTAAATTCTAAGGGAGTGGAGGAAGTTATGAGGAGGCTGTCCAAACTGGCTAAGCTGGAAAAGAACGCTAATCCCCATAGTTTCCGGCATCGGTTTGGCCGGGATTTGGCTATAAAACAAGCCAATAACGCCACTATATCCTCCCTTATGGGGCATGCCAGTATCCAAAGTTCGCAAGTTTATACCATATTAAACGGGTCTCAAATGGCCGAACAATACAATAAATTCAAGAGAAAATAGGGAGTTGGGGATAACTTGCGACACCCTGCTCTTGACAAGGTTTTAGAGTTCTGGTAATATACCTATATGAAAAGCGACAACGAGAAAAAGCCCCAGAAAAGCTACAAAATCACCGAGAAAGAGTACGCAAAAGCCAAAAGGAATAAAGAACGCCTACTCCAGATCAAGCCATTAGTAGCCAAAATCAGTAAGATCACAAGCCAGATTAAAGAAGATTAGTGCGACAGCCTCTTTGACAAATCAATAGCTAGATAATCCATGCGGGTCGTGTGGGTATCCTCTCTATTATATAGAGCGAAATAGCAACAAATAAAGGGAAAACCATGTGGTTCCCGCAGTTAATTCAAGAAATGCGGATACCTCATGATCCCTGAACATCAGCAGAGAATGAGACAACCTCTCTAATCATTAAGTAATCAAAACGACCCAATTTGGGTCGTTTTTTGTTCGCCCCTCATCGAAAGATGGGGATTATGGCAGCCCTCTCCAGCCGTTCGTGGGAAGTAGTATGGTTGCTTCTCGTGAGCTTGCGCTGGGGGGTGAGCAAGAAACTTGGCACGGTAACGCTCTTAGACAGCGTGGCTAGTCTCTAGCTCCTTACAACCGACCAAATCAGTACAAGCTGATTGCCAACTTGCATAAACGCCTCCCTGATTATCCCTAGTCGGGGCTGGCGACTCGCAAACGAGCAAGGGGCTAATAAACCACAGCCTGTTCATTCTCTTTTGCGGGTCGCTGGTAAAACAGCTGGTGAGGGGTAAACCCTCCAATCAGTGCTGGTGAATTAGTCCGCAGGAGCAATCGCGGTTCAAGATGGACAATCATCCACAAAGCCATCTACCAGCACTCAAAGAGTTCAATTAATCAATCAGACGGGCTATCCCTGCGTAAGCGAGAGTAACCCAGGGACTCGTATGATCTAAGAAAGGAGTGAATGGAAATATTATGTCCATATTGTGGGGCTAAAGCGCAATTGAAAGACAGTTCAGTTATATACGGTAAAAGTTATGGGTTCGTGTGGGTTTGTGCGAATTATCCTAAATGTGATAGCTATGTGGGAACGCATAAAAACAGCAAAGACCATAAACCGTTAGGAAGAATGGCTAATTACGAGTTAAGGGAATTAAAAAAGCAGTGTCATCGTTACTTCGATAACTTATGGCAACAACCTCAGAAATGGGGCTATACAAGGTCGGAAGCCTATAAAAAAATGCAACAAGTAATGGGCATGACGGAATACGAAGCACATATAGCAAAGTTTAACGAACAAGAATGCCAAAAATTTATCAAAGCATTTAAGAATAAGGAATTTATTGAACAAAAATGAGATATATCTACCGCAAAAACAAATCAGGCTCTTACGACCCCATACTGAATTTAGAAAAGTTACCTAATCACAAAAACGCCCATTTATGGATTATTCTCGGATTATGGATAGGGTTTACAGCTTTATCAATATTAGCAGTTTATTCAGCAACAAGTAATTTACCTGCAAAATGAGACAAATTAAGTTCCGCGCTTGGAATAGAGACGACAACAAGATGGAATACAGCACTGGCGGTTTTGCCTTGTTCCCTTTTATGGGCTGTATTGAAAGGTTGCAAGATAAAATCGTTCGTCCAGCAATACATAACACTCAACTCCTTTATCCTTTTAATGGAGAAGCCATGCAATTCACCGGACTCTTAGACAAGAACGGAAAAGAGATTTATGAGGGAGATTTGATTAAGCGAGATTTGCGATTACCGAATTGTGTTGGTATCTGTCAGGTTGTCTATGAGGGCGGTAGATATCTCGTCGAAGATGTAAAGTCTAAAAGCGCAAAAGACCTCCTAGAATTTGGCGACCTAGGTGGAATTAAGATAAATGAAGTCATCGGCAACATTTATGAGAATAAGGAATTACTACAATGACCCCCGAAATCCGATCCCAATTTAACAACCTCCCCAAACTCCACGATCTTGAAGAACGCCGGGCAAGAATAAAGACCAGTTTTACCCCCGCAGACCTCCTAAACCCTGTTACTAAGCGATCAATTATTCTAGCTCTAGCTAACATTAAGAGAGAGAAAGCAAGACTATGAAATACGCCAAAATTAACCTATCCGAAAAGTCTTTAAGAAAGTTAATGTTACAGCCTAGTTTCCTGGAACTGCCGGAATACGAGGAAGTGAGAGGGGCGGTACATCAATTTGACCGCGAAGAAGAAAAATTTAATCAAGCGGATTATGAACATACTCTGTCCGCAGAAAGAGCCAAACAAGATGCCCAAAGGTAATAAAAAAGACCCGTCCGCGAAGAAAGGTCTTAAGGTCAGTTTACCCCAAAAAGAGGATAATGTCAAGGTTTTAACGCCTTTGACCCAGCTTGTAGCCGGTTATTTGGAAGCCAAAGATCGAATCAAGAAACTGGAAGCCAAATTAGAGCCTCTGAAGGAAGCCGAGAAAGCTATCAAACTGGAAATTACTAAGGTTTTCAAAGAAGAACGGCCTGGTGAGTTCTCTAGTCGTGTAGCTGGGGCCACAATCTCTCTGTCAGTCCGCAAAACGGCCCAAGTAATTGATGAGGCTAAGGTTGTCGAGCAGTTAAAAGCCGCCGGACTTACTGATTACATCTCCGAAACCGTTAATGAATTGTTTGACGAACCCAAGAAACTGATGGCTGCCGGTAAGCAAGAGCTATTAGAGGGTATGCAGATCAAGGAAACTGAATTTATCTCTATCCGATCTAATGACAAGGAAGACGCTCGGAAAGTTATTACAGGTGATTTTGTTAAATTAACCAAATAATTATGGATAATCAAAAAACTGGCACAACTCCGAAGAGCGCGCCAGCGACTACTAAACCCATTTTACCAGAAAAACCTAAAGCATTCAAGTCATTGACGGCTGAAATGGTCGCCCAACTCAAAGCTCCGCTGCCGAAAGAAGCGGTTTCTGCTCACCCCACAAAGCCTTATCTGTCCTCAATCAAAGCTATTTACGTTGTTGAGCGATTAAATGATGTGTTCGGCATTGGTAAATGGCAACAGCGAAATGAAGTTATCAGCGACGAGGGGAAAATGAAAACCGTCCATTCGTTTATTGATATTCCCGAATATGGAATTTACCTGGATAACTTCGGCGGTAACGATAATGTGGACGAGGGAGACGCTTTTAAGGGAGCGGTAACGGACGCTTTGACTAAAATGGCCTCTTATCTCGGTATTGGCATGGACGTTTACAAAGGTTTGGCTACGCAAACAGCCCCTGAAAGCCCAAAATCAGGCAAGTCAACCCCTAAACAGAAAGAGCTGATAAAGAAGCTAATGGCTCAAAAAGGCTACACCTTAGCGAGCCTGGAAGATGACGGAATCAACAAGAACACTCCGGCGAGTGAAGTAATCAAATTCCTTTTAGAAGCCAAGACCAAAATTCAGCCTACGCAAGACCCTGAACCCTCTGGTACGCCGTTTGATGAAGTCGAACCTATGACCGAAGAAGTATAGGAAGTAGTTGATGGAATCCCTTATTAATCCTCCCTCATCATGAAACTAGAACAACAAGTTTGCTCAGTTGATATTGCTAAACGGCTTAAAGAATTAGGAATGAAGCAAGAAGGGTTATTCCGCTGGGTTCATGACAACGTAGATCGAAGTAAATGGTATATAACTGAAAGCCTCAGTTTTCAAGAAGGATACACTGCTTTTACCGTTGCCGAGCTTGGAGAAATGTTGCCAGATAGAACGCTAAATCAAGATGATGATAAAGGCTTATATCCTTATAACTTCGTAACATGGCCTTATCCTGACCCAATGCATAAATGGAAAGCATATATTAACAAGGCGAACGGACGAACTATGCATACAAGCTTAGTTACTGCTCCTACTGAAGCTAATGCCCGCGCTAAAATGCTTATTTATCTACTTGAAAACAAACTAATTTCCCCTCACTAGAGGATAAAAGATAATGGAAAAAGAAAAAACAACAAGAGATTTAGGGAAATGCGTTTTATTAAGCGTTGGCGAGATTAAGCAGATTATTAAAGCATTGAAGTATTATCGTCAAGAAAACGGTGGCGATTCTGAATTGGAAAACGACTTAAAATTAGTAGTTAAGGGAGTTTTATAAGCTCATGTGCGCGCCAATACCCCCCGGCAAATGGGCGTGGAAATATGATCAATGTATCAGGTGCAGTACTAAGGAAAAAAGACATAAGGGGCGAGGATTATGTATAAGTTGTTGGGATAAAAAAAGAAGTAATAACCCAAAAAGGCAAGCATATGCGAAAGTAAACCACGATAAATGGTACGCAAAAGTCAAAGGAACGCCAGAATATATTGATTATGTCAATAAACGGGCCGAGGAATGGCGTAACTTTTCTCCTCAATACAGAATATTCCTTAAAAAACAGTATAAGCGGTTGAAATTCAGAAGAATCGCAGTCAACCAAGTTTTTAAAAAAGGCAGGGTATTGAAAAGAAATCAAGGCTTGCAATATCGGTGCGACATTTGTCCTAACCACTTAATAACAAGTCCGATAAGTCCGCAAGATGTGAATTACAAAGTCGGCGAACTGGAATTGTTTAAAAAGGAAATGCGAAAATTATGTTTAAAAGTTCTATCTAACTAATTAACCTTTATGGAAGAGACTCCGATTTCAATTCCTTTGAAAGAAAAATATTTAGTTGCCAAGCCTGGACGGTCAGGTCCATATAGAACTCGCACGGGTATGAGGAAACGTCCAGGCTACCACAAACATGCTTTTGCGGGCAAAAATCATTTTCCCTACCCTCGAATTAAAGGATATTAAACATATGGCTGACGGACTCAAACAAAAACTAAACACTTGGATCAAAGCTGAAGAAGGCCGGATTGTTTATGTTGACGCTATAGAACGCCAGGTTAAGCTCTGGGGCTATAAAATCAGCAATTATGAGAGACGCCTCAGAGCCTCAGAATCTCCTAATATCGAGCGTGTAATGAAGAACGGAGCAATTATTGGCTATAGATACAAACAAAGCGAGAACGTCAGAACCTTCTTACAAATGTATCCCTCTAAATCTAAAGAAGTACAGCCTGTAAAGGAAAACGTATTATTTTAGGCAGTTATCTTTTAACAATAGGTAAAATATGATTGAACAAGTAGCAAAAATTGAATTAGACCGATTGCAAAAAGCTGACGAGAAGAAATGCTCGGACTGTGGAAGAACGGTATTCTTAACAGAGTTTGGGGCTGAATGTGGTTATCGTTGTTACTACTGCCGATTTGTATTTTGCGGTAATTGTGCCGATAAACATTTCAAGGTTGAACCTAAAAAAGAACGCATAGATAGAATGATAAATAAAATCAAGGAAGCTAATTAATCCCCCTAATTAAACCCAGATAATATGATAGAACAAGAAAACGACTTAATTATTTCCAAAAACAGTTTTTCTATACGATTAAGCGCATCATGGTTGGAATATTTGAAAGACTTCGGCTTAACGAGTGCTGATTTTGCTAGGCTTGCAGATAGATTAGCTAAATCTTCGGTTGATATTCTTGTGGATATTATTCAAGAAAAAAACGAAAAGTCTAAAGTTTAACTCACAATTATACTAGAAGCTATGAAAGTAATATTTGATACAAACCCCAGTAGAAAGCGCGACAGAACCCCCGAACTTATTGAAATTGAGATAGAAAAGACTCACGAAACAACAGGGAAAAGTATAGATTATTGGAGAGCTATTAGCCCAGAAAGAAAATGCTGGACTATTATAAAACTTGTTGATTGATTGTTGGTGGTATGGGCTTACGCCCTGTTCAGCTAGGCGAGTAATCGTATCAAGCCGAAGAATATCACCAGCGACCAGTTAATAAGACTGGGAGTAGCTACTTGCAGGCTTAGGTGCAAGCCCTCGAAGAACCTGTAAAACTTCATACCCATACCGGATACCTCAAAGCGCCTGCGCTTTAGGAAACGGAGGGGGAAGGACACAGGGGAGCAGAGAGGGGAGAGGTCTTGGGTGCTAAGAATGGGACGGCGAAGTAATACATTTGTAATACATTTTATGGCAGAAATAACGGAAATTACTACATATCGTCTCTCAAAGAAGGTTAAACAGGATTTAAAAAAGCTAAAGAAACGAGGCCAAAGTTGGGATTTCTTATTTGAATACTTAATCGAGTGCTATTGGTTCAGGAAAGAACAATTTAAACGTAAAAAATAACTCGCCTTTAAAGGCATATTAATTAATAAGAAAGAAACAAATTTATGACGAAAGTAGTGGAAATAAGCGATGAGACTTACGAAGCGTTAAAAGACCAGCTTTTGGCTGACGGGGGTAAGGAAATTGAGAGTTATCAGGATTTAGTCGGTAAAAAAGTGTTTTTTCGTACCGTTACCTATCACGCGATGGGTGAGGTTAAAAAGGTTGTGGGGCGGTTTGTTCACTTAAAGACTGCTTCATGGGTGGCCGACACAGGACGTTTTATGAATTTCCTTAAAGACGGCGTTCAGTCTAATTCTGAAATCGAGCCAGTTGGTGAGATGTTTCTTAATATGGATACCGTAGTTGACTTCTTTATTTGGAAACATTCACTGCCTAAAGAACAGAAATAGAAATAGCATGAATATCGCTACTATTGGAAATATTAATACGCTTTATTGGAGCGGGAGCTGGAGCGGGAGCAAGAGCTGGAGCAAGAGCGGGAGCTGGAGCGGGAGCTGGAGCGGGAGCTGGAGCGGGAGCAAGAGCTGGAGCAAGAGCTGGAGCGGGAGCGGGAGCGGGAGCAAGAGCTGGAGCGGGAGCAAGAGCTGGAGCAAGAGCTGGAGCGGGAGCGGGAGCGGGAGCAAGAGCTGGAGCGGGAGCTG